GATGCATATGTATTGATAGAAATTAATGATATTGGAGATCAAGTAGCAAATATTTTATATTTTGATTTAGAATATGAGAATATATTAATGTGTGCAATGAGAGGTCGTGCTGGACAAATAGTTGGATCTGGATTTAGTGGTAAGAAATCGCAACTTGGTGTCCGTATGACATCTACAGTAAAAAAATTAGGATGTTCTAATTTAAAAACATTGGTTGAAGATGATAAATTAATCACTAAAGATTATGATATCATTTCAGAACTAACTACCTTTATACAAAAAGGAAAATCTTTCCAAGCAGAAGAAGGTTGTAATGATGACTTAGCAATGTGTCTGGTTATATTTTCATGGTTAGTTGCTCAGGACTATTTCAAAGAGATGACTAATAATGATGTTCGTAAGAGAATATATGAAGAACAAAAAAATCAAATTGAACAAGACATGGCACCATTCGGATTTTTGAATGATGGTTTAGATAATACTAGTTTTGTCGATACAACAGGAGATAGATGGTACACTGATGAATATGGAGATGTAGCATCTACTTGGGAATTATTTTAAATGTCTTCCTGAAAATGATCTTTTGATAAATATTTTTAGACAAAATCTTTTATAAAAAAGAGGAAGACATGGCTCTAAATTTAGGATCTCCTGGGGTTTCTATTAAAGAAATTGACTTAACCCAAGGAGCAATTCAAGGTGTAGTTGACATTACAGGTGCAATTGCAGGTCCTTTTGAAAAAGGACCAGTAGATGTTGCGACTCCAATTGCATCCGAAGCAGAATTACTACAAGTTTTTGGTAATCCATCAAAAGAAGATAATCAGTATGAGTACTTCTTATCTGCATCTCAGTATCTAAGCTATGGTGGAAATCTACAGGTTGTCAGAGTATCTGGTGGAACCCTAAGTAATGCCAATGCTCCCGTAGGTGCTGCAGTAACTAACTTATTAATTAAGAATTTTGATGATTACCTTGATAATCACACTGGAGATACTGAATGGTATTATGCATCCAGAACTCCCGGAACTCATGCAAATGGGATGAAGGTTTGCACAATTGATGCATTTGCTGACCAAATTGTTGCTGGAATCAACACTTCTGGAATCGTTGTTGGAGCCGGTGTAACTCAATCTGCTAGTGCAAGTGTTGCCCTTCTTGATGGAACAGTAGGAACTTTAGATGGTTATTATAAAGGTCTAGTCACTGATCTTGGTGTTGGAGAAGTATCCGTTAAGTTTGTATCTCACGTATCCTCTGCAGGAACAGAAACAAGATTAGAGTACACTGAAGCAGGTCCTTATGAATTTAAGGCATCTACTGCAATGACTGTTGGTGGAGCAACTGGTGCTGCAACTACGACTCTCACGTTTAGTTCTAAAGCCGAGTTTGGATCAAGTGATACCACCCATGGAGGATTGACACAAATTCTTCTATATGATTCTGTAGGAACAACTACAATTGACAATGCAGGTGGAGCATCTGTTGGAACTGGAGACACTGCTTTCTATGTTTCCTCTTCAACTGGAATTACAACGAATACCCTCTTAATTGTCAATGATGAAATCATTGCAGTAAATAGTGTAGATGGAAATTATATTGGACTTGGTACTGATACATCTTCTGCATCTGCAAACAGAGGTCAGGTAGGAACAACAACTGCCACTCATACTGATGGATCAACTGTAAGAATCGTTGGCCAAGGAACTACAACTGGAACATTAGGTCTTTCTGGATTAGCACAAGGTGCTCTTTCTGGTGCAATTCTTGGAAATGCTGCAGATTACACTGTAGGTGATATTGTTCAACTTAATAATGAGTTCTTAATTGTTGATTCAACTGCAGAAACTAGTTCACTAACTCCAACTTCTGTAAGAAACTGGTATGATGAGCAAATTATCGAATTAGATAATAGCAGTATATATTGGAGATCCATTGCACCAAAACCCAGAACTACATCCTATGGTTTAGAAAGAGGTGCTAGAAATGATGAAATTCATATTGCAATAGTTGATGATAGTGGAAGTGCTACTGGTAATGCCGGTACAATTGTAGAAAAATGGATCGGATTATCTAAAGCATCTGATGCTACCAGATCTTCCAAAGAAGGAATCTATTATAAAGATGTCATCAGAGATTCTTCTGGATGGATTTTTGCTGCTGCTTCTGAAACAGGTGCTGCTACAGGATTCTCTAGTGGACTTACTGCTTTAGGTACTGGTGCAGGTGCTGCCGGACAGTTATCATCTAATGTTACTTCTTTCCATGCTGCAGGATCTAAGGTATATACTTTAGGAAGTGCTTATTCATATTCTGGAACCACAATGGTTCCTGGATATAATGCAACTTTAGCAGAACTTGTTTCTGGATATTCACTATTCAGTAATGAGGAACTACCCATTGATTTCCTACTAATGGGTCCTTCAATGTCCACTACAAGAGCTGAGACTCAGGCAAAGGCAAATAAACTAGTTGCTATTGCTAATGAGAGAAAGGATTGTATGGCATGCATTTCTCCATATAGAGGAGATGTAGTTGGTAACGCTAATGGATCTACTGATATCACAGACAAAATTCTGCAGTACTATGCGGGTATAACTCACAGTTCTTATGCAGTATTTGATAGTGGATACAAGTATACGTTCGATAGATTTACAAATAGTTTTGTATACGTTCCAACTAGTGCTGATATTGCTGGAATTATGGCAAGAACCAATTCCATCAACTTCCCATGGTATTCACCTGCAGGATCTTCTAGAGGTGCTCTGAATAATGTAATTAAATTAGCATACAATCCAACTCAGGGTGAGAGAGATAGATTATATGCTGCTGGAGTTAATCCTATCATTACAACTAGGGGTCAGGGAACTATTCTTTTCGGAGATAAAACTGCTCTAGGTACAGAAGGTAGTGCATTCACTAGAATTAATGTTCGTAGATTATTCTTGTTTGTCGAAGAGGCAATTTCAAGATTCTCCAGATCTTCACTATTTGAATTTAATGATTCTGTTACCAGATCTAATTTTGTTAATATCGTAGATCCATTCCTACGTGACATTCAGGCAAAAAGAGGTATCAGTGAATTTAGATTAATTTGTGATGAAACAAATAATACTCCTGATGTCATTGACCGTAATGAATTCCGTGCGGATATTTACATCCAACCTGCAAGATCGGTCAATTATGTATCTTTAACATTCGTTGCCTCTGCAACTGGTGCATCATTTATTGAGTCTAGTGGTAGCTGATTTTATACTATAAATTATCACAAAAACAGAGGATAAACTAATGGCAAAATTCAACAAAATTAGTACACAAGATAGAACTATTGATGATTTTAAGGCACGTCTTCAAGGAGGTGGGGCTCGCCCCAACCTCTTTGAGGTTGAACTTTATTTCCCAACTCTAGCAGACTTTACAGATTTTAATCTTCCTACATCTAATACTAATGAAGATGATAGTGCAGGTGCTGATGCTAATAATGGAAAAGGAAGACTGACTGAAGATGTTCGTTTTCTTGTTAAGGGAGCACAACTTCCTTCTTCAACAATTACACCTATTGAAGTTCCTTTCCGTGGTCGTACTTTAAAGATTGCTGGAGACAGAACTTTCGACACATGGACTGTTACTGTCATCAATGACACCAACTTCAATGTTCGTGATGCTTTTGAAAGATGGATGAGCTTTATTGCTAAGCATGATTCTTCTGCAGGAACAATTCGTCCTGGAGCATATCAGAGAGATGCAATTGTTCATCAACTAGGAACTCCTGGAGTAACTCAACCAAGAGAAGAATATAATGAAGTATCTAGAGCAGATCTAGATTATGAGCAGCAAATTCCTAGACTTCGTTCTTATAAGTTCTTTGGAGTATTCCCAACCAATATTTCTCCTATTGACCTATCTTACGATACTACAGATACTATTGAGGAATTTACTGTTGAACTACAAGTTCAATATTGGAAGGCATACTCAGGTAAGGGCAACCTAAGAGTTGATTGATAAATAGAGTATAACGCATACTCTAGTCGATTATATAAGATGTCCAATCTTTTTGGTTTTTCGTTTGATGATAAGAAAAAGAAGGGGGCCGGAGGTGAATTATCTCCAGTCCCCCCTTCTAACGCTGATGAATCTGATTTTTATGTTTCCAGTGGTTTCTTTGGGCAGTATATTGATACTGATGGTGTTTTCAAAAGTGAGAGTGAATTAATAAAACGTTATCGGGAAATGGCATTATATCCAGAAGTTGATTTTGCTGTTGAAGATATTGTAAATGAGGCAATTGTTTCAGATTTAGATGATTCTCCAGTAGAGATTGAATTATCAAATTTGAATGCCAGTGATAAGTTAAAGGATTTGATTTATAAAGAATTTAAAAGTATTAAAGATCTACTCAGATTTGATAGATCTTCACATGAAATTTTTAGGAATTGGTATGTTGATGGTAGATTATATTATCATAAAGTAATTGATTTCAAAAATCCTCATGATGGAATTAAAGAATTGCGACCAATCGATCCTCTAGATATTAAATTTGTACGAAAAAAGAAAACATCTGATGATAAAAATCCATTAGCAACTATTGCAAATTATAATCAGGATGCTACTCTTGATGTTAATACAGAAATGGAAGAATATTATGAATATGTTATTGATAGGGGAAAGTATGGTACAGGTGAAAAGAAAATAAGAATTGCTAAAGAAGCAATTACATATTGCACTTCTGGATTGGTCGATAGAAATAAAAGATCAACTCTTTCATATTTACAAAAAGCAATTAAAGTATTCAATCAACTATACATGATTGAAGATAGTCTTGTTATTTACAGATTATCAAGAGCACCAGAACGTAGAATTTTCTACATTGATGTTGGCAATCTTCCCAAGGTCAAAGCAGAACAATACTTGCGTGATGTCATGAGTCGTTATCGCAATAAGTTAGTTTATAATGCAAACACTGGTGAAATTCGTGATGATAAAAAGTATATGAGTATGTTGGAAGATTTCTGGCTACCAAGACGTGAAGGAGGTAGAGGTACAGAAATTACCACACTTCCTGGTGGTCAAAATCTTGGTGAAATTACAGATATTGAATATTTCCAAAGAAAATTATATAGATCTTTGAATGTTCCAGAATCTAGACTTGCAGGAGATACTGGTTTTAATTTGGGAAGATCATCAGAAATACTTCGTGACGAATTAAAATTCAGTAAATTTGTGTCTAGATTGAGAAAAAGATTCTCTAGACTATTCAATGACTTACTAAGAACACAGTTGATTCTCAAAAATGTTGTAACACCTGAAGATTGGGATAGTTTGGTTGAGCATATTCAGTATGACTTCATCTACGATAATCACTTTGCAGAATTGAAAAATACGGAACTTATGAATGAAAGGTTGGGACTACTTGCAACAGTAGAACCATATATTGGAAAATATTATTCAAATGATTACGTTAAGAAAAAGATTCTCAGACAATCTGAAGAAGAAATTTCTGAAATGAAAACCCAAATGGATAAAGAAATAAAAGATGGTGAAATTATGGATCCAATGGCAATGATGGATCCTACAATGGGAGATGGTATGGGACTCTTAGGAAATGTTCCTAAAGAACCTGAAATAAACGGATCTGCTACAGAAGCACCTGAAGGTGGAGAAATATAAATAACTTTAGTAAATATTATATTAAATAATGGATCCAACATTAGTAGATAAAATTATTGCTGGTGATTCTGCTGCTGAAATCACTGATTATATTAAAGATACTCTTTTTACTAAAACAACTAGTAAAATTGATGATTTAAAACCTCAAGTTGCTTCACAATTATTTGGTGGAGAAACTGAAGATGAAGTAGGAGAAGTTGCAGATGAAATTGAAACTGAAGAACCAAATCAAGAAATTCCTGAGGAGGAATAATGTCCAGAATATTAATAGCAGGATCTGAATCTACTTTAACTGCAGGTGTTGGCAACAGTACAACGGTTGGTAATGCTACAGTTGTGCGTGTTGTTAATAACAATGCATCTACTGATGTTGCAATTTATGTGCAAGATTCCAGTGCTGTCGCAATCGGATCCGCAACTATATTATCCAGTACTTCTGAATTGATTCAGAAAAAACCAACAGATTACATTTATGCTCTTGGTGGAAATGTATTGGTATCAAAAGTAGGATTCACCGGATAAGAAAATGAAACTAATAACCGAAGAAATCGAATCAGTAGAATTTATCGTTGAAGATCGCAACGGTAAAAAATCAATGTTTATTGAAGGAGTCTTCCTTCAAGCAGATATTGCCAACAGAAATAGAAGAATGTATCCAATGGATACTCTCCGTAAAGAAGTCGAAAGATATAATGAAAATTTTGTGAATAAAGGACGTGCTTTAGGAGAACTTGGACATCCAGAAGGTCCTACTGTAAACTTAGATAGAGTTTCTCATAAAATTGTTTCACTAAAAGAAAGTGGATCCAATTTTATTGGAAAGGCAAAACTATTGGATACTCCAATGGGAAATATTGCAAAATCTCTAATCGGAGAAGGTGTCAAATTAGGAGTCTCTTCTAGAGGAATGGGGTCTTTAAGACAAACCAAAGAAGGTATTAATGTAGTTGAAGGTGATTTTATGCTCGCAACTGCTGCTGATATTGTTGCCGATCCTTCTGCTCCAGATGCTTTTGTTGATGGTATTATGGAAGGTAAAGACTGGGTCATGGATAATGGAATTATTCGTGAAAAGTTAGTCGAAAAGACTTACAAGCAAATTAATACCTTAGTTGATGAAAGAAGTTTACAAGAGAATAAGTTAAAATTATTCCAAGACTTCCTTTCAAAACTCTGATAGTATAAATAAATTTAGAAAAACTTACATCGAGAAACTACCTCGGAGATAGAAATGTCACTTGGAAAAAATTTACAAGAAATGGAAAACGCAGTAACTAAGGGTGCTGCCGCAGCTGATCCAATGCAGAGTGTTCCTACTTCTGTAGTTGCTGGTCAAGCTATTGAAGATCTTGGTGGTCCTACCCCCGAGAATTATAGAACTGATGATGATTCTGCTAAGTTTAAAGATGCAGCAGGAACTCTTAAGAAAGTTCGTGATGTATCCACAAAAAATGCCAAACCAGCAGAATCTATGCCAACAACCAAAGGAAAAGTAGTCCCTGAAGAAACTGAAGTTTCAACAGAAGAAGTCGTCGAAGAAGAAACTGTGGGAGAAACTGCACCAGAGTTTAACTTAGACGAAGATCTATCTGCTCTTCTTTCCGGTGAGGAACTCTCCGAGGAATTTCAAGAAAAGGCAAAAACAATTTTTGAAGCTGCAATTACTTCTAAAGTAAATGAATCAGTTAAGAAAATTGAAGAGCAGTATGAAGAAAAACTAGTTGAAGAACTAGTTGAGTATAAGAGTGAACTCGTTGAAAGAGTTGATTCTTATCTAGAGTATGTCGCATCTGAATGGATGGAAGAAAATGCCCTACAAGTAGAGCAAGGTCTTAAGTCCGAGATGACCGAATCATTCCTATCTGGAATGAAGGGTCTTTTTGAAGAACATTATGTATCAATCCCTGAAGATAAGTATGATGTTGTAGAAAATATGGTAGAAAAA